GGAGCATTGGTACAAGCAACGGCATCCCAATGCAATCTTTCTAGATCATCCTCATTATCTAGATCAAATTTAGATACCCTAGGAGCTAAGTCTATCAATAATGCTGTAGAAAATCTATAAGTTCCTTTAGATGTTGATCCTTTTGTGCGGATCCTCAATTTCATAGTAGCACCAGAGTTAAGAAACGATGTTACACCTAGATTGTGTAGGTTATTAGGGTCCTGCATCAAAGAGTATAACCCATATCCACCAATTTGGATATAGTGAACGCCTTTTGAGGAATAATAACTGGCAAATGCTCTAGCAAATCCAGTTCCTGTGATGAATGAACTTTTAAATGTCTCTAAATCGTATGATTTTTCTGCTGGAGGGACCTGTTTACTATTCTTATACTTAAAAAGATTAGGTTTTGCCTTCCAAACACGGTTAATTTCATTGACAACGTTCATCTGGTTGAGCAATTTTCTCATTTCTAACGCTTCCGTGGTATTTTTACCAGAAAGACTCCAAGAACTGCCGTCGTGAGTTAAACTTGCCTGCCCATAGTCGGCACTAGTATCAAGTTTGACCTCAATTTTTATCTTTTGTCCTGTCGAAGGGTCAGATCCTGCTAGATATTTGCCTGTCCACAACTCCAAGTCCGCTGCTGTGGAGTCGGCACCAGCAGGAGTAAACCCAGGTGGCACTAAACCAACATCTTTGTATTGTGCGAACAGTTTACTCTCATAATTAAATCCAGAGTTAATTTTTTTACCCATCTTTCCATTCGCCCAGTCCTCATAGTCTGGATCATCACCATATATACCGGCTGGATCAGATACTACAGACATAAAAAAAGACCCTTATGGGTCTATTTATTTTTAATTTTCTTCTTCTTTGTCTTTTTTATTAAATCCAAAGGGACCTTCTTTGTCTTCCAAAGCAAGTTTCAGTGCGACACCACCAAGAGACTCCATGATTTTCAGGATGTCTTCTGCTTTAGCACCTTCACCAAGTTCTTTGGCAACATACCAATACTTAGGCCAGAATGTTTCTCCTGCTTTTTGATAATCTTCTAGTGTCAGAATTTTCATAGATCACCCTCAGCGCGATTTTCAGAATAGTAAGCGTCAAATGTTCCAGCAGGATAACGCTTAGATAGTTTAGTAATATTGCGGTCGAGCACCTCGTCCATGGAGACCTCAAGTGCCATACACGCTTGAGCGACATACCACATCAGATCACCAAGTTCAATAACCATGTGCTCTTTGTTGTGTTCATCAAATGGTTTACCTTGGAAAATCATTTTCTTGATAATCTCAAGGAACTCACCACCTTCGGCATTGATACCAACACCAGCAGTCAGGAGACGTTCAATGTTAGCACCTTTCCCATCTAGTTCTACTAGACGATCAGACAGGGCGAGGAAGTCAGTGGATGCGTCAGAGGTGACACCATCAACAAACTTTTTATAGGATTCAAATCGGGACATAATTAGTAGAGCTCTTCTTCGGTTTCAGTGCGAATAGTACAGTCGGATTTAGGATAGGATACACATAGGAGTGCAAAACCTACTTCCATTTGGTCGTCGTCAAGAAAAGATTGATCTACTTGACTAATTTCTCCTGCTAAAACTTTACCTGCACAGGATGAACAAGCGCCAGCGCGGCAGGAGTAGGGCAGGTCGATGCCTGCCTCTTCAGCAGCATCTAAGATGTAAGTGTCCTCATCACACTCGAAGGATGAAGTGGTTCCGTCAGGTGCTTGTAGGGTTACTGTATGTGCCATTGTTAGAATTTGAACTCGCTAAACTTAGCTTTTGATGTTTCTGATTGTTCATAATTATACTGCTCATCGTCTCCTTTGTCAAGGATATCGTCCTGCGCTGTCTGCTCACAATCATACAGTCGCATCTTTGGACGATCGATACCTACGACGAACCTTTTATTCATATTGATATCATTATATCTATTCTTTAACTGTTTTACCATTACCTGACCTAGAGTCTCAAGCTCTTCGCTGCTAACAAGGGCAAACATAAGATCAGCAGTAGCAGGGAGACCAAAGGATTCAGAAGTATCAGTAAGGTTAGGGTCAGAGCTAGCAAAACCACTGCGAGTGGTTTGAGTAGCAGAGAAGATGGGGAGGTCGAATTCGACTGCCAACCCTCTAAGTTCTTCAGCAATTGACTTGATGTAATTATAAGAGTTGACATTAACTGCTGAGCGATACCTTGATGAAGCACAAATGTTAAGGTAATCAATGAAAATAATGTCAGGCTTAAATGACTTCTTAAGATGAAGTTCACTAAGGAGGGAACGAAAGTGTCCAGCATGGGCAGAACCCGTAGGGTACTCCTTAATAATTAGTTTGCCCGTAGTCTTATTACTGAGGTTCTGAACTTTCTTATAGAAAGTAGACTTAGGAAGTTCCGAAATCTCTTTGATGTTAACATTGAGAAGGTTTGCGTCAATTCTTTCCGCAATCTTTTCTTCTGCCATTTCACATGTGATGTATAGAACGTTCTTTCCCTGGAGGAGAACGCTGGCAGCAACATGGCACATGAAAAGAGATTTACCGACACCAGTGCCAGCCAGTGCGATGTTAAGTGTTTTGTTAGAGACACCACCCGTAGTAATCTTATTGAGCATCTCAAGATCAAAGGGGATCTTATTTTCTTTGCGGTTATAATACGCAAATCGTTCTTCGAAATCATCTATGTAATCATGTCCAACGTGTTGATCAAACCCAACAGACAGAGCATCCTTAAGGATATCGGGGATAGCATCTGGACCTTGCTTGTCATCCTGACCGTCAGCAATCTGAATACTTTCCATCAATGCTAGGTAGATGGCACGCTCTTTACACCACTTCTCAGTGATGTTCTCAGTCCATTCGCGTTCAGTCTCGCTAGGTTCCAGACAATCAATTAGAGTCTTGACTAGAGCAAACTCTTCTTGTGTCAGGTCTGTTCTATTTTCAGACTCAATATGGAGAACTTCTTTTGTAGGAAGTCCATCATACGCACGGATATAATTACCGATCTCTTCAAATAAAACTCGGTCTGTTCGTTCATCAAAATACTCGGATTGTACAAAGGGAAGTACTTTCCGAGCATATACCTCATCATGTAGAAGATTCTTCAGAATCGTCAGAGGTATCCTCTCTCCCGCCATAAGTAAACTCCAATTTCGCGGCGGCATCAAGTTGCCGCATTACATCATCAGTAAAATATTTTTCAGGTTCTCCGAGAATTGTTTTCTCGTAAACCTTTTTGCCATCAGGCATTTTTAAATAACTACCTGCTTTCTCAAACACTCCATACTTAAGGGCAAGTTGTGGAAGACCATAATATTTGTCGAGTCCACGCTCATCATAGAAAAGACGGATCTCAACCTGCTGATTTTCTTTACTCAGACGCGACTTGTTAGTCTTAGCCTTGATAATGTTTCCAATGATTTCTTTTCCATCCTTTTCTTTGGACTTAGAAAGATGGATGATAGTGCTAGCAGAATACTTGAGTCCGCTGCCTCCTCCCATTTCTTTTGTAGGGTGATAAGCGCCGATGACATCGTAGGTATGATTGGTGACGATCATCGGAACATTTGCCTTTGCCAACTTGGAAGTCAGAATGCGGAAGGTGCCTTTGATCAGTTGACTTTTGGTCATATCGCGAACCTGCTTGTCATTCAGGGTGTCTTCTGTCTCCTTAGTGGTAGACATCATACCCAGACTGTCAAGCACAAACATCATTGGTCGCCTGTCTTCTTCAGGCTCCTTCATATAGTTATCAAGAATCTTGTATGCCTGGTGTCTAAACTCTTCAACTGTCGCAACATCTACCTTGTAGAAGCGTCCAGTTATACCACGCGAGACCAGCAGGTCCTTCTCAATAGCACCTTCTGTGTCAAAGTAAAAGACAGCACCCTTGGGGTTTTGTACTAAAAAATTCTTTACTACTGCGGTTGCGAAGTATGTTTTACCAGTAGATGTTTCTCCAGCAATTGCTGTAATACGATTTCCTGATACACCACCAAAGACGCTGCCACTAACCAGAGCATTAAAGATATGAGAACCGGTATCAACATAGGTTTCATGCTCTTTAATGTTATCAACATGAGTAATATAATCTTCGCCAACCTCTTTGGCGATCTTGTCGAAAAAGTCCATCAAATACCTAGTAGTTTACGTTGTCTCTCAAAGTATCCATGAAGGATCCAAGAGCTGCTATTCATCTTGTCGGTGCCTCCGACACCCCACTCAAAGATAACTCGATCATTATCCTTAAAACGATCTAGTTCTGGAGTATTATCCTTTCCACGATCGCCACCATTACAGAATACCACTTGATCAGAGATTTGTAAACACTTCTCAATGGCACCACAAGCACTGTCGTCAGCATCATCCCAAGAGATAACACCATCAACCATGTTCAGGTGGCGTACAATGTCAGCACGTTCTGTCCAGCACTGGAAATACTGACCCTTCTTACGCTTTAACCAGGGATCACCATTCAATCCCACAATAAGATTGTTGGTAATATCCTTAGCACGCTTAAAGTATGAAATATGTCCACTGTGGATGGGATCAAACCCACCCGTCACCAGACTCACTTTGTCAAAAAACATCAGATAACGTAACCGAA